TTGAACATTAAACATCGCAGTCTCAACATGACGGTGTTCAACAATCAAATCTTCAGTAGCAAGAAGCTTTGCCAGTTGACCCTTGACTTCAAAGTTGATGGACATACTCGTTCTTTTCAGATGTGCTTATTATAGTGGAAGCACACCTACAGACTGATCCTGTTGTGACAGTAAATTATCTGGTTCATCCTTGTGCCTTAACCGATGGCAACAAGCACATAGAAGATCACATTTTTTTATTTCCTTCATAACAGTTTCCCAAGAATATCCATCCCTGAGAAGTTGTCTTACTTGATCCTTTTTTAAGTGTGGTTCTCTATGATGAAAATCCATACAAACTGGATCAAAAACTTCACCACAATCGGCACATGGTTTTCCGTCTTTATACTCGGTCAACCATCTCATTCTAGATAAAACTGATTCTTTTCTGGCTCTTTTTGGCATTAGATTAATTTAGATTAATTTTTATATTTTTCATATACCTCTGGATAAAACTCTTCATAATACCAAGAACAAGTATCAATAATTCGTTCTTGTGCTTCATCCTTCAATAAAGGAAATTCACAATCAACTTTATTAGGAACCAATTTAGGTCTAATAGTATGAATACCATATGGTGCATAGCATCCATCATTATATTTTACTTGTTTGATATCATTTAAATTATTATCAAAAGATTTGGCACCTATAAAATCATAGATACCAGAAAGTATTTTCCTTGGATTCTCAATATAATCTTCATACCTTATAAATTTAAAATTTTTATAATATTTCCAATTACAATCTAGAATTTCTTTTATAGCATATAGGGGAGTATAAATCATATCGTCATTCAACCATTTATCAACCCTTTCAATCATTAAATCAACATGATGATATCCATCTCTATCATCTGGTCTTAAATATTCATTTGATGGAAGAATTCTTCTATTACCTTCAATTTTTTCAAATGAAGAGATAACTCCACGCAAATCTCTCATTAAAAAGATAACTTTTGCATCTGGAATTAATTTAAATAACAAAGCATAATCAACAGCCCAAGAACGATCTTTATCAAGATAAATTTCAGTATCACATAGATTATAAGTCCAAGATTTAATACCAGATCTCATAAAATCTCTATACAAAATTTCATATTGATTGATAGTAAATTGAGATTCGTTATATATTTTTTGAGAATGATCAGATATATTAGTAATGATAGAAGAAAGACTAGAATCCATACATGCCGTAATGTCTGGATGTTGATTTAAAATATTTCCAAGTAAAGTTGACCCTGATCTAGGCAATCCAGATAAATTTACAAATTTCATAGTTCTACAATTTGTGAGAAATTCTTTCTCTTTTCAAACTTCACAACTTTTTCAAACCTATCATGCAAGGATTCTTTATGCGAAATGACAAATACATTTGCATCCTTTACGACAAATTTAATAATTTTCAAGAAATCTTCAGTACCAAATCCATCAAGAGATGAATCAAAAATTTCATCCATAATTAAAAGATTTGTATTTGTAGAGTTTTTAATCTTAGCAACTTCTCTCCAAGTGAATAGAAGTGCCAAATCAATACGTTGTTTCTCACCTTCAGAAAATGATGAATAAGAAAAATCTTCATGAATAGGTGAAAGAATTGTTTCATTAAATTCTTCATCAAGAGAAAAGTTAATATAAAAATCCATCATCTGAAGATACTTACTCACACTTTGATTAATCAATGGCAAATACTTCTCAATAATTTTGGACTTTACTCCATTATCTTTCAAGAGATTATGAACAAAATCATAGTTTGATATTTCATTTTTCTTTTCTACAAGAGTATCAAAACTCTTTTCCAACTTTTCTTTATACTCAACTAGCTTATCTTTTTCTTCAGTCTTATTTTTTGCTTGCTCATTGATCAATTTAACATCTTCATTCAACCCATAGATTTGTGCATTCAATTGAGAAATCTTAGCATTATTTGAACTAATCTTACTTTGCGATTCCATGATTGAACGGGTGATGTTATCAAAAACAGACTCCCTAAACTCTTCAGATTTAATTGTTTCTAGAAGTTCATTATAACCACTTTCAAGTTTACCTACCTCTTTATTTAAATTACCAATCTTCTCATTCTTCATATCACTATTAATTTCTTGAGTACATGTCGGACATGTATCATTATCTACAAAGAATTTACGAGTATTTGAAATTGTAGAAATTTTCTGAGAGATCTTTCCCTTTAGATTTCCAAGTTTGCGAACTTTATCCTTTGCGTCTGCTACCGATTCTCTTTCTTTGGTATATCGTTTTACATCTTTTTCATGATCTTTATTGTCACGATTAAGACAATCAATATCAATATTCAGTTCTGAAATTTTTTGATCAATTTTTTTAATTGTATCTTTACCACGACTTTCCATTTCTTTGATAAAGTTTTCTTGCATATTAACTTTATCAGTAAGGGATTCTTTCTTAAGAGAAATAACTTTTACATCTTCTCTTCTCTGTCTTAGTTTTTCCTTTACTAAGGTATTCATCGTGGAGAAAATCTTAATATCAAGAATATCTTCAATCACTTCTCTCCTTCCAGCAGAAGTAAGTTGCATGAAAGGAATAAAATTACTACTACCAAGAATTACAATCTGGGTGAAAGATTTGTAATTCATTTTTAAAATACTTTGCTCCAAAAACTTCTGCTGATCATTTGCAGAAGCATCTTGGTTCAAGAGACTACCATCTCTATAAATTTCAAATATATTTGGTTTTATCCCTCTACGAATTTTCCAAGAAATAGATCCAATAGTAAACTCAATCTCAACTACACAATCTTTTTCATTTGTAGTATTAATGAGTTGTGGTTTATTAATTTTACGAAACGATTTACCAAACAACACAAAAGTAAGTGCATCTAGAATAGTTGATTTTCCAGCACCATTTTGCCCAATAATCAAAGTATTTTGATTATCATTCAGTTTGATTTCAGAAAATTGATTTCCAGTAGATAGAAAATTTTTCCAACGAATTTGTTCAAAAACAATCATTATATTCTTCAGGTGGAATGACTAAATCGTTTGATCCAATAATAGCATACAAATAACCATGTTCAGTACAAGCATCAATTAAAGGTTCATCTTCAACTTCTACTGCTTTCATTTTTGGAGAACCACTTTCTTCAAGCATCATAACAAATCGTTCAGCATCATCCTCATTTTCCCAGATATAAAGGACGTTTTCACCCTCTTCATCTGCAACAGAATATGCTCCGCGTTCTTCATCTCCATCAATTACTATGATATACATGTTAAATCATTTCGCAAGCTTCCTTATAGACTTCTTCAATTATTTTAGACAATACAGTTTTATCTAAATCTATTTCAGTCTCTTGGATATATTTATTTAATAAACTTAATGTATTTTCAGATTCAACAGTATCTACATCTTCTTTGGAATACCAACCATCAAAATCATATGTCTCAATGATTTTTAAATCAGCAACATTAATTGCATAAAGTTTATCAATAAACTTTTCAAACTTTTTCTTTTCAGTTTTTTTACGAACAATTAGTTTTACAATTTTGTTCTCATACTCTGAGAAATCAAAAGATTTGTAATCATTGTCCTCATAGTATAGATTATAAAAAATACTAAAAGGATTATCAATATATTCATGTTCAAGGGTTTCTGTATCAAAAACAGTAAACCCTCTTACATCATTTACATCATTCCAGTAGATTTCATANGGGTTTCCCGTGTAGTAGATGTTTTCACTAAACGATCTAGTGTGATAGTGACCGCTGAAGACCTTGGTGAACTTCGCAAATAATTTGCTCTCATGACCATGCTCCATGATGCATTGTTTATTAGCTGCAAATCCTTTGAGTTCAAGGTGCCCCATCGCGCATTTGCAATTTGTATTTTGCACAAGTTTGAAAGTGCTTTCAGAATTTTCATCATTAATCCATGGTATAAAAAGTACATTTAAATTGCCCAAAGAAACTTCCTTTGGATCAGAATATACAGTTACATTGTCATATTCACGAAGCAATAGATCAACGGCATTTACACTATTTGTATTTTTATAAAATGCTGTATGATTACCGACAATTGTATGGATATGACATCCCATATCATTTAGGATATCATAATAATTATCCTTTGCCCACTTTAGAGAACTAAAGTTGATACCAGTTCTATTATCAAAAGTATCTCCCATGTCAACAATGGTTGTAATACCATTTTCTTTGAGATATGGGAAAAATACTTCGTTGTAAAACTTTAAAAAATAATCATGAAAGAGTTTTGAGTTCTTTCTGGCACCAAAATGTTGATCGGTAATAAGAGCAATTTTCATGCGTTATCGTTGCCCATGTTTCGTAATTTAGAATACACTGCATCCTTGATGCTATTATAGTCCGAGTAATTAGAATTGTCAACGCTATTGTCAGAAAATACCTGATCGTATCCAGTCTTCTCAAGAATTTTATTTTTGATATCCAACTGCTTCTTTTCTTTCTGAATTCTTCTCAGAAATGCATAGTGAATAATCTGAGTAAAATATGCAAAAGGGTTTGTAGATTTTTCTGGATTGAAATTATGAATATATTGAATACAGTTTTCTACACCATCAGAGATCATATCATCTCTGAAAATATAATTAACAAAATTTGGTTTATAAGAAAGATGAGTTGCAATCTTCAGAAAACATTCTCCAAGATAATTTGTAATCCTAGGTTTTGGTTTTCCTTCTTCTTCTGCTTTAAGAATACTTTTTTTGTATTCAATAATTGCATCTAAAAATTCTTTGTTGTTGACATAATGTTCGGATTGCTTTCTGGGCATTTCATCTCTACCTATAATTCAGAGTGACTTTATTTTACCATGGCTTGACAAAGTTGTAAACTATGACTAGAATAACTCTGTCAGGGTTGATAAGAAAGGTATTAGCTTTTATATAGCTTCTCTAAGTAAGTTCTAGCCTTATCTATATCATTTAGATAACCCATCTTCCTACTTAAAGTATGTTTCTGGAATTCAGCATTTGTCTTTCTCCAGAATGATTTATACATTTTAATAGTATTTTCATCATGACATTCTACAATGGTTAAGACATTATCCATATCAATCAAAATCATATCTGCAGATGCTGTCTTCAACCATGGATCTACTTTGTAGCAAGGTTGACCTCTTACAATAATTTCATCAATTGTAACTGGATTTAGTAACACCAGAAATGTTTTATCACCTTCGTCAGAAGGTGATATCAATGAGAATATCTCTTCAGAATTTTTTAGTTTAATTGTTGCATGAAATTCTTCGTAGTTTTTTTGCATTATTCTTTAACATCGATATTGATAATTTCATAATTAAAATCTTCTTGATTATAAATTTTTATCCTTTCAATTAAATGGTTTAAAGTATAATTTTTTGTTCCTCTGATTGTACAATCATCAGAAATATCATATAAGATCGCTTTTGTTTTATTTTTTCCTTTTCTTAGGACTCGACCGATTGATTGTAAATTCCGTATTCTTGATTTAGAAGGACTAGCAAAAATGACGTTATGAAGATTTTTAATATTAATTCCTGTGGAGAAAGTTCCATATGAAGCTACGATAATTGCGTTAGTTTCATTTTCAGTAATTCTCCTTACATCTTCTCTTTCGTCAGTATTCACTCCACCGTGTACAAAAAATACTTTTCGTTCTTGACCTACCTTGCTATTTATTTGATTAAAAAGTGGTTCTCCATGTGTGGCAACCCGACTATAAAGAATAAGAGTATTACCACTTAAGTCTTTTGCTAGATTAATAATAAATTTATTTCTTCTTTCGTGATTAATAAGATATTGTATCTCATCTTCATATGTTTCAAATTTTTTCGGATTATGCTTTAATATTAGGCATCTAATATCTAAATCAGATACGTGACCTTTTTGCATAAGTTCACTGGTTCGTGTTACCCTATAGCAAGGACCAAATAGTCCTTCTAATACCCACTTATGAGTTTGAGTTCCATCAAGAGTTCCAGTAAATCCATATCTATATTTGGTATGATGAAGACTAGTCATAATTTTAATTAATGACTTACTCTTGAATAAATGTGCTTCATCACCAATTACTACATCAAAGTCTTCAAAATATTGCCGATCTAATTTATAAATAGATTGCCATGTAGTTACGGTTACAGGAAGATTTGTTTCTTTCTCTCTTCTCGCATATATTTTGTGACAATATGACTCAGAATTCCATCCATAATCCCGAAAGTCAGAGACGAGTTGATCTACTAGACTGGTCGTTGGTACGACTACAAGAATTTTTCGGTTCTTATCCATATGATAACGCACGACAGCGTAAATCATCAGACTTTTTCCTGACGCAGTGGGACTTAACAGAATCTTTCTGTTATATTTTAGGGCATCATAAACTGCTTCAATCTGATAATTTCTTGGAGTCAGTGAAGTAATAGAATTTATAT